TGTTTACAATGTTTACTTTGATGATAAAATAGAAGAAAGCAAAGAGTTAGATAATAAACTAATGGAGAAAGCAAAAGATGCTTCTGATAGAGCAGTTCAAAATTTACCACAATTTATAAAAGATGACCTGTATTTTTTAATACATAAGTTACCATTAGATAAAAGAGATGAAATATATGAATTAGTAAATTTAAGGGTTAAGTCTTGGGATTGGAAGTCTAAAGACAAATGTGAGATAATAGAAAGTAGTGATGGATTATCTTCAAGGGCTTATTAGTAATGATTATAAATAAGAAAAATAGTATGTCTTTTATTGCAAATTGTGGTTTTAAAAGCATTATATAATTATATTGTTATATTAAGTTTTATGTAATAGCTACATAAAGCATTATCAAAATTGATTAGGTAATAAAAATACAATGATATAAATTTGGGCATACTATATTCTTACCTCAACCCTTGTTAATAAGTACTTATTTTTTTACATTTAAAATAGTTTATATTTATATAAATTATATTATATGCTTGAAAAGATTTACGCTTCACATAATAAATGGATTAACACAACACTTAAATTTGGATGCTCTAAAGATGAAGCAGAAGATATTGTTGGTAATATGTACCTTATTATTGGAACGATGCTTAAAAAGGGTTTAAACATAGCTTACGGGGATGATGTAAATTATTATTACATCTACTTAACTTTAAAAACCTCATTCTTACAAATGAAAAAGAAACAAACAAAAGAAAATAGTGTGCCAATAGATTTGGTTGTAGATTTACAATCTTCAGAATATATTGACTTTGATTCAGCAAATGAAAAGGTTCTTGATGAACTTGACAAACTGCATTGGTATGATAGGAAAATATATAATTTAATTCAAGGAGAATACACAATTACAGAACTATCAAAAAAAACAAACATAACTTACCATAGTATTTACAATACTTATAGAAAAGTAAAAGCACATTTAAAAGAACAATTATGAATGGAATTATATTAATAATAGTACTCTTGTTCTTAGCATCATTTGTACAATACTTTAGAGATTAGATTATGAAGTTAGGCAACTTAATTGAATTAATAACAAGGTACTCAGGTATAAAATGGGTATGGAAAAAGGTATCGCCAAATTGTAAATGTGATGAAAGGCAAGAATCTTTAAATGATATAAATTTATGGGATTAGAAGAATGGAAAGATATACCTAATTACGAGAGGTATTATCAAGTAAGTAATTTAGGTAATGTAAGGTCATTGGATAGATATGTAGGTGGGATAGGTAATAGTAAAAGATTATTAAAAGGTAAGTTAAAACCATTACAAATTCATACTAATAGATATTATCAAGTAGTGTTAAGTAAAAATGGAATTAGTAAATCGTTTAAAAATTATCAATTAGTAGCATATGCATTTTTAGATTACACTCCTACTAAAGGTTTAGTTGTAGACCATATAGATAATAATGGTTTTAATAATAAGTTATTAAACTTACAAATTATAACACATAGAGAAAACACAAGAAAAGATAAAAAAAACTTAAACGTTAGTTATCATAAAGCATCTAACAAATGGAGAGTTTATGAGTACGTTGAAAATAAACAAGTTAGTTTTGGTTATTTTAAAACTAAAGAAGATGCAATTAATTCAAAAAAATTATGGTAGAAGATATAAAACTTTGGCAAGAAGCAAGAAAAAGAATTACAACTAAAATGGAACGCACAGATTTTAGATTAATGTGCCTTTTACATTCGAGATACTTTAACCATAAATATTCAGAACCTTGTACCTGTAATAAAGTTAGGCTTAGACAATGGATAGAACAATTAGATAATAAATTAAAATAGATATGAATAAACATAAAATATTAGGTTTGTACAAGTTTGAAGATGAATATCAAGTTATAGATTCATTGAGGAATTACGTTCAATTTCAAGGAACAAAAGAAAAGTGTAAAGAATATATTGAAATAAATAAATAGATATGAAACCAAAGAAGCACACAGTAAACGAAAGATTGGCAAGGTTAGAAAAGATGACCTATAAATTAGCGTTAGAAGTTCATTCAATTGTTAAAGCAATAGAAGCAACACAAGAAGAAACATTAGAAGAAACATCATAACAACTAAAATAAGATTATTAAAGAACCCCAATAAATTAGGGGTTTTTTTGCATTATATAGATAAGCAATTAATTAATAGTTAATTTATATTAAGATGGAAGATAAGAGAAAATTAAACGGTGGGCATAGTACAAAATCAAAAGAAGGTAATATTGATAAACGTAAAAACGAATATAGAAAAGCGTTAGAAGAAGCATCAAGTAAACAAGATGTAATTGATGTTATTAATATGATAAAGATAAAAGCGGTAAAAGATAAAGACGTTCAAGCGGGTAAATTGTTTTTAGAATACTACATAGGTAAACCAAAAGATAGTGTTGACATTACCACAAACGGAGATACAATAAACATACCTATAATAACCTTTAAGAAGTCTTAGTAAATTTATGAGTGGAATAGTTATAAATGATTTGTTTGAACCTTTAAGGTCTTCTAATGCTCGTTATTATGTTATAACAGGTGGTAGAGGTTCTGCAAAGTCTTTTAGCACTACTTTAATAGAAGCAACAAATACTTTTAATATTGGTTATCATTGTCTCTATACGAGGTACACAATGACCTCTGCTGAACTTTCAATCATACCTGAATTTAATGAAAAGATTGAACTGTTAGAATCACAAGAATGCTTTGATGTAACAAAGAAAGAAATTACAAATACAGTTACAGGAAGCAGAATATTATTCAGAGGTATCAAAACAAGTGCAGGTAACCAAACTGCAAATCTAAAATCACTACAAGGGATATCAACTTGGGTTCTTGATGAAGCAGAAGAAATGGTTGACGAAAACGAATTTGATACTATTGATTTATCTATCAGAAGTAAGGTGCAACAGAATCGCATTATAATGATACTTAATCCAACTACTAAAGAGCATTGGATATATAAGAAGTTCTTTGAAAGTAAAGGTGTAGAAGAGGGCTTCAATGGTGTTGTTGGAGATGTGTGCTACATACATACAACTTACTTAAATAATATTGATAACCTACCGAAATCTTTTATAGATAATATTGAAAATATAAGGGTAACAAATCCGAACAAGTACAAGCATAAAATATTAGGTGGTTGGTTAGATAAAGCAGAAGGTGTTGTATTTACGAATTGGGAATTTGGTTCTTTTAATCCCGATGGGTTGCAGACATCTTGTGGAATGGATTTTGGTTTTAGTGTTGACCCTGATACATTAACAGAAGTTGCAATTGATAAAGGAAAAAGAATAATATACGTTAAAGAGCATTTATATAAAAACGGTTTAGGTGTAACGGAATTAGCACAGATAATTATAAACAGAGTAGGTAAGAAATTAATAATTGCAGATAGTGCAGAACCTCGTTTAATATCTGATTTAAAATATAAGGGTGTAAATATTCAAGCAGTTAAGAAAGGAACTATTGAAAGTGGTGTTACTACTATGCAAGATTATAAAATAGTAGTTGACCAAAGTAGTTCAAATATAGCAAAAGAATTAAACAATTATATTTATTTAGATAAAGGCTCAAAATTATATTTGGATGATTGGAATCACGCAATAGATGGTATTCGTTATAATGTAATTTACAATTTAGACAATCCTAACAAGGGGAATTATAGTATTAGATAATGGATAATAGAGAAATGATTGCAACCGTTGAATGTTTTATACACCACAAAACAAATAAACAGATTAGAATAGCACCTATAAAAGCAAAGGATTTATTCTTACTTACAAAGGCTTATGAAAATTGTAAGTCTTTTTTTATAAAACATTAACAAAATAGTATTATATAAATATGAAGATTGAAATAAACGTACCTACAACATTAAACGAAATTACATTAGGACAGTATCAGAAGTTTTTAAAGATAGCTGAAAACAACCCCGATGGTAACTTCTTGGATGCAAAGATGATTGAAATCTTTTGTGGTATTCCTTTATCTGATAGCTACAAATTAAGAATGTCAAGCGTTACTGCAATCATTGATATACTAAATGAATTGTTGGAATCTAAACCAAATCACATTGAACGTTTTGAAATGAACGGAACACAGTATGGTTTTATTCCTGACTTAAACGAAATGAGTTTAGGAGAATATATTGACCTTGATAATAATGCAAGTAAGTGGGAACAAATGCACGTTGCAATGAACGTACTTTATAGACCGATTAAGGATAGTAAAGTAGGGAAATATAATATTGTAGATTATGATGTAAGTAATGCAGAGAAGATGCAGAATATGCCTTTAGGATGTGCAATAGGTAGCCTTTTTTTTTTCTACAATTTAGGGATGGAGTTGTCGAAGCATACGATTCTTTATTCCAACAATCAGCAGGAGATGGAGGGTATTCAAGGTCAGCTAACTTCGCTTCCAAATGGGGGTGGTATCAATCAATTTACGGAATCGCTAACGGAGATATTACAAAATTTGAAGATATCACTAAATTAAATATACATCAATGTTTTACAATGC